ACACAGACCCTGCAGGCCATGAACAAAACGATGCTTAAAGCCGGCGAGTATATGGCCGACAACCCACTGAATGTCCCGGAAGAGATGAGAGGGAAGGTCCGGAACAGCCCCCGGGGGGTGAACTATTACAGGGATCCTTCCAGGGTTATCACAAGGGTCCCGGGGCCGACACAGATTCCCTATGCCGACTCCATGTACACGAAGAAAGTCCGGGCAGTAGAGGACCACTTCTATGTGGACTTCTGGAAAATGCTTTCCCAGTTGACCCAGAGAATGACCGGACTTGAAGTTATGGAGAGACAGAATGAAAAGATCGCCCTGATAGGCGTTCCCGTATCGAGGTACAATTCTGAGGCTCTGGATAGCCTTCTTGAGCGTGCTTTTAAGATTGAATATATGGCTGGCCGAATCCCCCCTCCTCCCCCCGGGCTCGGAAAAGAAGAGCTTCGGATGGTCTATACAGGGCCCCTTTCTGTCCTGCAAAAAAGGTTGGCCCAGGGCCAGTCTATCAGCCGGGCAATCACAGAAATGACACCAATCTTCCAGATGTTCGAAGGATCCACACAGCCGATAAAGGCAACTGAACTCGTGAATCACATGATGGACATCTACGATTTTCCGGTGTCTTCCAGGAAAAGCGCTACGGAAATCAAGAAAGAGCTGGAGGCGGCTGCGGAGGCTCAGCAACAGGCTATGCAGGCCCAGCAGACGGACCAGGCGGCGAAGCTTCTCCCCGGGATGGCGAAGGCGAAGGAGGCCGGGCTCGATGTGGCATAACCCATGGTTCCCGGAGGACGTTCCAATCAGCGGCAGGGAGGCTGCGCTCCGGAAGGAAGAGCTCAGGGAGGTTTATAACAGCAGGTATGGACAGAGGGTTTTAACTCACCTTCTGTCTACCTCGTTCTTTTTTACGAGTGCGGCAAACCCTGAGGAGACGGCGTTATCGAATAACGCCAAAATGATTTTAGGCCATATGGGAATTTGGGTACCAGAGAATAGGGAGCAGATTGTAAACGCCCTGCTGTCGATCCCATCGCCACCCATAGATATAGACGATTAAAGGAGATTTGGATGGAACAGGAACGAACAGCGCAAGGCGCAGCACCGGCAACAGAAACAACCGCAACAGACCAGGGAGCCCAGGCAGCGCCAGATACACAGCCTGCCGCCGAGACAACGATCTTGGGGACAGAGGCTGCGGCGACCACGGAAGGCAAGTACACTCCTCCGCCATGGCAAATGCAGGCCAAGGGAGAGAAAAAGTACGACGATTTTTATGGGAAATTTAAGGCTATCGACGAGCTGATGGATGCGGCTAAGGCTTACAGCACGGAAAATGAGGAGCTCAAGAGGAAAATTGGAGAAGTTACCGGCTCCATCCCGGAAAAATTAGAGGATTATTCCGACGCAAAGGATCTTCCAGCGGAGATTCCGGATGATTTCAAGGAAAAAATGAAGAAGTCTGCTGCTGAAAATAAGTTTTCCCAGGAGCAGTATCAGGCTTTTCAGAAGTTTCTCGTTGAGAATGAGGCGGAAGAAGTTGAGACGTTAAAAAAACAGGGGCAGGAAACCCTGAATGCCATGAAGGAAAAATGGGGAGACAACTATAACGCAAAAATCCAGAGCATTATGAGGACAAAAGCAGGAATAGAGGCCCTGGGAGTGAAGAATTTTGGGGAGATGTTTAAGGACCCGAAGATTGGCAACAACATGATAATGATTGAAGCCATGGATGCGCTCTCTACGTTCTTCTCTGACGACAGGCTGTTGGACGGATCCGACAGGGGGAATGAAGTTGAGTCATCCGGAAGGCTTAAGTATCCTGGGATGTAATTTCAAAAGCGCAGAGCTCTGCGCTTTTGGATTGACAGTTCAGTTTTTATGGCTTATGATTTTTAAACGCCCCCTGTAAGGGGGCACATGACCTGGAACAACGATTCCTCCAACCTGACTGGGCAAGGGAATGCGGAACACGGGATTGAAAATAACCTTGAATAGGAGATTTTTATGGCCGTAACGTCGCATACTCTTGTCGATCTGGCAAAAAGAGTAAAAGACGGTAACATGCTTACCATTGCGGAAGTCCTGCAGAAAGAGCTGGACGTTCTCGATGATGCGCTTCACATTGAAGCCAATGGCATGACCAACCACACATTCGACCAGAGGGTTAGTGAACCCGAGGCCGACTACCGTATGATTAACGCAGGTTCTGAGTACGGAAAGTCCATCGTTCAGCAGGCCATCGAGCCGGTTTCCAACCTGGAAATCTGGTCCCGACTGGATGCCAAGCTGGTGGAACTCGCCCCCGACCAGAAGCAATACCGGTCCGATGAGGATCTGGCCTTTGTTGCTGGACTCGCCAAAAAGTTTGCCCGGGAATGGATGTACGGAAATCCCGGAACAAACCCCATGGCAATAAAAGGTATTGCGAACAGACTCAGCACCCTTGGTGCAAACTGCGTTACCGCAGGTGGGTCTTCCAGCAGAACCTCGATTGTCATTGTACAGTGGGGAGCCATGGCCTACCACCTTCTTTACCCCCGTGGGGCTAAGATTGGAATCCAGGTAGACCCCAAGCCCAAGACCACCGTCTATGACGACAACGGAAAGCCATTTGATGCCTACCAGACCAAGTTCACACTGGATACCGGGATGGTCATTCACAACGACAAATGTGTTCAGAGGATTGCAAACATTGATTCCACTGCTCTGTTTTCCGCGAACCTTGTCGACAACCTGATCATAAAGGCCTTAAACCGGATGCCCAGCCGTGGCCAGGGAGCCAGAATCTACATGAATTCTGCGCTCATCTCCCAGTTCGAAATTCACGCCAAAGATAAAACCAACGTGAATTACGGCACCACTGACGCCTTTGGTGTTCCCGTTACCACTTTCAGGAAAGTTCCCCTGAGACTGAACGACGAGATCCTCGAAGGTGAAAGCGCCGTATCCTAAGGAGGAATATCTATGGCACTGATTGATGCTAAACTTCTTCTTTGCAGCAAGGCAAACATCTATACTGCTGCACAGCTCGCCGCCTTCGACCCCGTGGACCTTGGGGCCGAATACGATGCGGGAGTTGGCGAGCCCCTGGTAATGGAGGTAACGATTACCACTGCTTTTCTGACAGGTACAACCTTCGGGTTTACCATTACCACCTGCACCACCTCCGGCGGGACCTATGTAACCATAGCCACCGGGAAGGCCTATGCCATTGCTGATCTTGCGATTGGTAAGGTAATCAGAGTTCCGGTCCCCGAAGGGGTTAGCCGGTACCTGAAAGCCGGTGCCGTGCTGACCGGATCCGCCAACACTGCTGGCGCTGGAACCATAAGGTTTGTTCCTGCTGCGTAATTTCAATCCGGAGCAATCCGGCGACCAGGGCCGGAAGTTTTTCCGGTCCTGGTTATTTTTTATCCAAAGGAGATTCTGATGAAAGTTGTATGCCTTAAAGCCTGTTTTATCGAGCCTGACTACGTAAAGATAGGGACCGAAATGGACCTGTCTCTGGTGCCGCCTGATTTTATAGATTACTTCGGAGCCGGCGGTGCCACGTTGAGAGAGCTCGAAATCAGTCAGGACCTGATGCTTGGGTCGAATGGGAAGTCCAAAAAGATGCTTCCCCAGGACAAAGAGCTCGTTTTTCTGAAAGAAGCGAACAAAGAAAAAGAAGCGGAAATTAGCGCGAGAGAGCAGGAGATTGCCAAGTTGAAGGCCCAGCTGCTCCAGGCCGGGCAGACGCCCGTGACAGAGACAATCGCTGAAAACGATAGTTTACTTAAAGAGGCTGTTTCAAAGCCCGCCGCGAAAACGGCGGAACAGCCGGTAGCCAAGGAAGATTCCGCACCTCCCAAGGGTGCTTCTGAGATGTTCTAAGGGTTAAAATATGGCGGCGATAACAGAGACACTGATTGCGACGATGGCCCTTACCCTGGTTGGGGAAGAGCCTATTGATAATATAGACGATGTTAACAGTAAGATAGCTCAGATAATTAGGTCATATTTAAGCCCTGTATATAGATCTGTTCTTGAGGAGCACCCGTGGAGGTTCGCTCAGAAAAGAGTTTCTATCTCTCCAGAATCAACGCCGCCAGCATTCGGATATGCTTATCAGTATGTTTTGCCGTCAGACTTCGTCTCTGTTACTGAAATAAACGGTGATAGAGACACCCTTTTTTCTGTAGAAAACGGAAGAATCTTAATTGACTCTGAGACAATCAACCTTATGTACACGGCAGAAGTTGTGTTTTTTTCAATGCCTTCGAAGTTTGCCCTTGCTCTTGCCACCAATCTTGCCAGTTACCTGGCTTATAATGTTACAGGCGGAAAAGTTCGGGCCGCCGAGCTTATGGGAATGTACGAGAAGAACCTCTACAATGCCATATTTCTTGATTCGAGGACTGGCCTTGGCGTTTCTGAGGCTGCTGAGGCAGGGGAGGGCGGCACATGGCATCTTCGGGACGGCTGATAGAGTACCAGGTTAATAACTTCAAGTCCGGTGTTATAAGTCAGAGATTCAATGGAAACATAGATACCAAAGACTATTCTGAGGGTGCAACGGAAATAAAAAATGGAATTGTTCTTACTTCTGGTGGCGTTACATATAGGGCCGGAACAGAAAAAGTTGAGAATTATCTCTTCCATAATCCAGCCATTAAGTCATTTAATTTTAAATATGTAAACGGAGACTCTTTCGTTGTTCACGTTTCCTTTAATGCCACCTCAGGGGCCGTAACTTTTACAATTCTTGATATAGAAACAATGACAATTCCAATAGCATTTGTCCTGGCACTTCCAGACTGGTCTACGGCCGCTGTAGAAAACATGAAAACTGTTTCAGATGGAAGAAAAGTCTATATGGCCTCACGGGGATTTAAGCCTTTAGTATTGAGTTACAACGGGACGGCATTCTCTATTGGATATTTTACCCTTACAGTGGCGTGGCCAGCTGGATATATCTCTGGAGATATTACATCTGCCACAAACGACTGTCCCGGGGCTGTGGCAATTTATGAGGGAAGACTCCTTTGGGGTGGGTCAATAAATAACCCGATGCTTTTTTGGGGGTCCCGGGCAGGTGTGTTTACGGATTATAGTTATGGTACTCCAGTGACAGATGCTGATGGTTATGAGAAGGCAGTGACCGTTCCGAATGCGACGAGTATAAACTGGATGATTGGGATGGGGCCTCTGTTTTTTGGGACCGACGCTGGAATCGCAATCAAGTCTTCAAGATATGAAATCATGACCTCGCTGACCAGCTCCTTTACCCTGATGGCGTCGGCCTATGGCACGTCCGAAGTCCAGGGGTTTATTATGGGCGGCGAGGTCTTTTTTGTAGAAAAGGGCGGAAAGAAGATCCGCATGGCAAAATATTCTAATGAGAGCGAATCTTATTTCTCTCCTGAACTCACATACAGGTGTGAGAATCTTTTCGACAGTCCAATAAGAGCGGTTTCTTACCAGCAGATTCCCGAGTCAATTCTCTGGGTGCTCCTTGAAAGCGGGAAGTTATTATCCATGGCATACGAGCCAACATATGATGTTTACGCCTGGAGTGAGCATTCTTTTGGCTTTGATAAGCCAATAACGAGCATTTCGGTTTCTTCCGTAGGAGATGAAGAGTTTCTTTTTTTAACAGCAGAGGATGACGGTGACGGCTACCATCACGTTCTTAAGATGGAAAAGCTGTTTGAGCCGGACCAGTACGAAATGAACTACCTTGATCTTGCTGTAAAAGGAGACCTTGGTGCAGAAGTTGTTGGAGGGATGTTCGCTGACTCTGGTCCAGATTATCCCTGCTTCGTAACACTTGTGGCGTTTCCTGATTTAGTTGATGGTTCGTTTTATAGGATAAGGGTCTACACAACCCCATCTCTTTATGAAAACATTCATTACAGGGTTTTTGAAGTCGAGTATGATGCTGTAAATGAGTGGTTCTTTTTCAAAAACACAGATGGAACATATCTGTCTGTAGATGGGGGGATCTCTGGTAGCATCTCTGTTGGCCTACAATTGGTAACAAAAACCATTTCAGCTGCATCGATATACTGGAATGATCTTGTTTATGTTTACGCTGACGGCGCATATTACGGTCCGGTCCAAAGTGTTGCCGGCGTTGTATCTACCGAAGAGTATGTAAACAGGTACGTTGTTGGATATAAATACGACATGACCGTTAAGCCAGTCCCCCCTGCCGCCGGGAAGTGGAGAATGAAAAGAATAATCCATGTAGCAGCAGAACGATACAGAAGCCTCGGAGGAAAGGTCGGACCTGTTGTGACAAACCTTGAACCGTTCCCAACGGATACTCCCCCGACTCTTGATACTGTCCCACCCCTGGAAA